TAGAAATACGGTATTACTACTTCCTCTGAACACCATGACTTGACTTTCGGATTCATGTCGAGCCACTTAAATACATCACGTTCCCATAACGATCGAAAGATCACATTGCTGTGGTCACCTGAGTATTTGCGAGTATTCTCTACAATGTATCTTCCAGAATATGCCATCGTTTGATATAAATAATGAAGAGTTTACTTAACTATCTATAGGTTTTTCATATGTTAGAAGATAGATTTCAGATTGACCCTAGCGGAAAGCCAACGCTAAGAGAGACTAGTCCGGTACAAGAAGTGCCTAGCGATGATGCCGGTGAGAATGCTGGTATAGACGGGTCCGGCATTACTGTCAATAGAGGAAATGTAACCGCTAACTTAATGGATCAAGCTTCATTAGGTATTGCACAAACTCCTCTTTTAAAATTTCCACTGATTGATAATCCTGCATATTCAGGCAGAATGTCATTTAAAGTATTTAAGCTACAACCTTTAGATGTCGATTTATCTTCTCTATTCGAAGCTCCTGTTTTTGATAATGTAAAAGGGTATGTAAAAGGTGTCGCAAAGGTTTTTACTGAAGGTGATCCAGCAATATTTGATCCAGAGTTTGAAGCTGATGAACTAGCAGCGAGAGATGCACAGGCAAATGCAGATGCTATTGCAATAGAGGAGAATAAAAGAGCACAAAACAAAGCTTTGAAAGAAGGTCTTCTGAAAGGTTTACAAAGAGAAGCAGTTGCTGATGCACCACGAGTAGATTTATACTTTCCTCTTTCAGTACAGATAGATGATACAGTTGACATTGGCGCTGGAAATTTAGGCGGCCTTGGTGTGGGAATACTAAAAGGATTAAATGAAAACCAGAAGTTAGGAACAGCAGTCGCTAATACTATCAATCAAGGATTCAGTAATTTATTTGATTTTGCTATGGGTGGCTTAAATCAAGAGACCGCTCAATATGTCGCAGCTAAAATGGGGAAGATGGGTCCTCAAGGCATTCAAACTGCAGTGTCTGTCGCCACACAAACAGCCATCAATCCTCATACTCGAGCTGTATTCAATCAAGTTAACCTCAGACAATTTAGCTTTACATTTAAATTCATACCGGCAAGTCAATCTGAAGCTCGTGAAGTTCAAAAAATTGTAAAACATTTTAGAACTCAAATGTACCCTGAGCTTTTAGAAGTAGGATCTGAGGGTGTTACATTGCCTCTTGGTTATAAGTATCCTAACTTATTTCAGATTACATTTAAGCATAGAGGATCTGAAGCAAAGATTCCTCGATTGGAATTATGTTATTTAAGAGGCGTGCAATCTTCATACAATCCTACCGGTCAAGCCTTTTTCCGCGATGGCCAACCAAATGAAATTGATATGACCTTGCAATTCCAAGAGTTCAGAACACTTTCGAAAGAAGATATCGAGCGAGGATTCTAATGCGTTACTTTACTTCATTTGATCAACTATTCTATCGCTTCGGAAACGAAGAAAATAGAACAGTTTTCCAAAATTTGTCTGCTTATTCAGATGTTGTAGACGAATTAAAGGACAACGTTATTTCATATAATTTATATGACATTAACGAAGGATATCGACCAGATCAATTGTCTCAAGCTTTGTATGGCTCGCCATTATACTATTGGACATTCTATATTATGAATGATCATATTAGAGAAAGAGGCTGGCCACTCTCAAATGAAGAGTTAATGAACGTTGTTAACACAGAATTTCCGGGTGTAACATTAACTACAAGAGATAGTTTATCCGGTAAATTTAAGATTGGCCAAACTGTTAAAGGTGTATCATCTGGTGCAACTGGCAAGATTGTGCACAGGAATCTAGACTTAGGACAGGTAGTATTGAATAATGTTACCGGAACATTTACAGAAGGCGGTGAAGGTATACAATCAGATGTTCGCACACTAACAGAAACTGTAACCGAATCAATTGTAGCTGTGTCATCATCTTTAGAAAAACTTGCAGCACGACATTATATAGATGGTGATAAAAAAATTACAGACATTGATCCTGCAATTGGACCTGGCGCCTTTTTAACTGAAATCACGAATCAACAATTCTATTTCGATGAAAACGAAAAGCTTAAAAGAATAAAGGTTATTCGAAAAGATTTAATTCAGAAAGTTGCTAATAGCTATAAAAAAGCTTTAAGATCTTAATATGTCAAATAATAATTTAAGAGATGTTCAAGACGACTTCGAACTGATTGAGGTTCTTTATACGAGTGATAGAGATGCCTCCATCGTATACGATCTCGTCAATATGATAACTGACTTTGAAATTTTTGAACATATCGATAAACCATTTATCTCTGCTCAATTTGCTTTATTAGACACAGTTAACTTTGTGCAATCTGTAGATTTGCAAGGTGGTGAAAAAATTAAATTAACAGTTCAGTCAAAAGAAACTGAAGCAGATGTTGATGCTGTTGTTAAAAACTTTATAGTCGATAAAGTGGTTAAATCTCAAAGAGCCGATGACAAAACAGAAATCTTTTACATCCATTGCTTTGAGGATATTGTTTTAAAGTCTAGTTTAATTAACGTAAATAAATTTTATAACGCAACACCATCTAATATTATTGAAAACATTATTGATGAATACCTAGGTAGAAATCTAATTAGATCTTTAGATGAATACCAAACAAACATGCAGGTTATTATTCCAAACATGCATCCTATCGAAGCGGCGTCTTGGATTAAGAATAGAATCTCAAGCGTCGACGGTTTGCCGTTTTATCTGTATTCGTCTTTTACAAATGATGACTTATATCTGATTGACTTAGGCCAGCTGTTAACGCGTGATCCGATTAATAAAAAAGCACCGTTTACTTACATTAAACCTTTAGCAGGACAATACCAAACTGATCAGTTTGTACCAATATTGTCTTATAAACATGAGAATATTGATGATGTTTTATCACTAATCAGAAAAGGCTATATTGGTTCGAGTTATAATTTCTTAAATACATTGACCGGTCAAAACGTACATTGTAAGTTTGACGTGGTGGCAGACGTGTTTGATCAGTTAGATGACCACGCTATGTTTAAGGAACAGAATAGATATAACTTTGGAAGTGGAGAAAAGGTTGACGATATTCCTTTCTCTAATTATACTTCTGAAGTAATTACTCGTATTGCAGGTAACGGATCTTACAATAATGCAAACTATAATGTACGTACAGTAGATGAAGAACTTGATCCGATTGCGTATAAGAAAAGAATATCCAGTGGTGCACTTCGCCACTTTATGACAAAGGCACCTATTTCTATACAGGTACAAGGCCGGCCATTCATTGCCGGCACCGGTGATTACACAATTGGAAATGTAGCGCGTCTTCTCTTCTTAGATTCGAATAGAAGAAATGATGTTTCGGCGGAACCGGATTATAAAAAATCAGGTGATTATTTAATGTATGCAGCTCGCCACACCTTTTCTGTAAGAAATCCAAACCGTGTTGTGTCAAACGTTCTTTGTGCTAGACTCTCTATGCATAGTGACAACTTGAGTGTAGGAGATTTCTTAAATGTATAAGAATCATTTCTACGGAGATGAGACCAGATGGTTTATTGGTCGAGTCGTTGACAATAACGATCCTTTATATCTTGGTCGAGTCAAGGTAAGAATCTATGGTATTCATACAGGATCTACACAAGACATTCCTGAGTATGCATTACCATGGGCACAGGTTGTTTTGCCTGTAACCGAAGAGGGTACAACAGGATATGGAAACAATCCTGCAATCTTACCAACCGCTCAGGTATTTGGTATCTTCTTAGATGGTAAGGAATCACAGCTTCCGTTAGTCATTGGATCAATACCAAAGATTGAAACTGACACTACAGATAATGCGTATACGCCGGAAACGACAGATGATACACTGCCTGGTAATTCAAATGAAGAAAAAACATTTAGGTATTTGATATCTCAAGATCAGCATGCATATACACCTGAACAGGCATGCGGTATTATTGGAAACCTTTTACATGAATCAAACCTGAATCCTCTTGCAGTATCGCAGGTACCGGGTGAAGATTCATTTGGTATTGCACAGTGGAATCCTGCTGTCAATCGTAAACAAGAACTAATTGAGTACTGTGTACAGAATGGATTTGATTATACATCACTATTCGGTCAGCTTAAATTCTTAAAGTATGACTTAGACACTACATACGGATATAGAGTAAATAAAAAGTTAGGCGATTTAAAAGATGCATCAACTGTTGAGGATGCATCTAAGATCTTTGAATTCCAGTATGAAAGACCACAAAAAGGTAGTACGCAGGATCGTATTGACAAAGCCCGTAAAGTATTTGAGAGATTAGCATGACAATACAAAAGGCAAAAAATACTAATACTATTACACTACAGTTTACACCAATTAAAATCAATAGTGTAATTGTCAGAGCCGCGCCTGGTACACTTGGTACAAACGCGCGTGGTTTTAAAGTGTCGGGTAAAACCATTACACTAAAAAAGGTACATGGTGAAATTACTGTCGATTATGAATATGATCTTGCAGAAAATCCTGAAGGCCTGAAAAAGTTTGCTGCATTCTCTAAGCAGGCCTTTGGCCAAGATCTGACTGCAGCGACGATTGCCAATTCCACAGAAGAACTTAACACTGCAGCCAATACATCGCAGACAAAGAGAGCAGCGGTAGAAGGAACTGTGATTGGTTTGGACGTTAATAAAATTCTTGGTGGATTCCAGTCTTTATCTGCCAATATTAGTGAAGGTGATACTGCAACGGACGATACGGTTGTTAGTTTGCTGGTTGACGATGTTCCAAAGATCACAGTTAAGAAAACATTAGAGACGACAGATCAAGGTGACTTACTATCACTGACTGGTGTAACATCAACCGGTGGTCAATTAAATGCTACAGTTGTAACTGGCAATCCGAAAGGTATTGAAGCTGCACTTACACAAGTCATTGGTGCAAATAAATCATTGACAAAGGATGCACTACAGCAGGTGTCTGCTGTTCCTGCAGAAGTGTCGGTGGCGATTGAAGAAGATATTCCAAATGACGTAATGGCCAAGTCTGAAAAGATTGCACGTAAGACGATGATCGATCTGAAGAATCCGTTTAAGTCAATTAATCCGGAGACTAACTTGCAGGATCCTTTCGGTTCATTAGGCTTAGACTTTGGAAACATACTTGGTGCACTACTCGGTAAAAAGTTAAATGTACCTCAAGTATCGAACTTCGGTGATCAGATTCCTAGCTTACCAGAAAACTTTCAATTGCCAGAAGGTGAAGTACCTCCACCGCCAGTGTTTGATATTAAAGGTGCTACAAATATTGGTGATAACCTTAGAGAACAAGCGCCGTTGCCGGATAATGTAATTGACAACGATCCTCCAATTAAGCTTGGTTCCAATGCAGCTGAATTTACATTTCCACTCGCCGCAGACTATGTTTTTGAAGAGATAAACGGAAGAGAAGAACTTGAAGCAGAATTAAGAAGAGCAAAGAGAGATATCACAACTCTTGTTGTTCGTTGGACATTAACATACACAGATCAGGCAATGGATGCATATGACCTGCATGCAGAACATACTGCTTCACTAATTAAACTATATGGTGCATCGGAGTTTCTCAAAGATCGTCAATCAGCCGGTTTGCAATATCACTATGTAATTCGTAGAGACGGTGTTATTCAAAGAGGCCGGCCACTCGAGTTAAAAGTCAAAGGCGAAACCGGTGGTGACGAAAATGTTATCGATCACTCAGTTCAGATTGCCTTTGTTGGCGGATACACAAGCGTGTCTGGTACACCAAATGCCAGATTAGGTGCAGAATCATATACACCAAGTCAATGGGAAGCATATGATTCTTTCCTCGATGCATGGTACGCAGCATATCCGGGTGGACAGGTATTAGGACAAAGCGATATTGTACCGGAGTCTTCGGGTCCTGGATTCGATGTTAGTCTATATGTCAGTGGTAAATATAAAAAGACAAATGTAACAGAAACAAAGGTTCTTTCTACTCGTGAATTAAACAGTCGTCCTTCACCAGAACCGGTTGCACCATCGCGTGTTAATGAACAGGAAGATCCTGCATTGGTACCGAATACTGTTTCGCGACCTGACTTAATGTTAGGCTTTACCGACGGATCATTTAATGATCCTGGCTTAGGATTAGCTGAAGTGACCGAAGAAGTCGATAGAGCAATCCGTCGTTCGAATGAAGAGTATAATCGCTTAGCAATTGATGCCGATCGTATCTTTAATGATACAAAAAATCTGCAGAAAGATGCAAAGAAAAAATTCACCAAGCCTTATCCTGAAAATGTAAAGAGTGAAATTTCAGCTGGATTTAAAGAAGTAGAAGAACTCGAAGATAAGATGTATGCGATTAGAAAAGAAATGCAGAATAACGGATACGGATATAATGAAGTAACTGATACGTGGGAGAAGACAGATGCCTGAACCGTTTAATGACGATATTAATAAAAGGCTTCGGACCGGTCAGTATGCAAATACAACTGCAAATGATGGTTACTTAGATCGTGATGGCCAATTTCCTTTGCCCGAATATAAAAACCAAGCGTCCACCAATAAAGCAATACGTGGAGGTAAGGCTAATAATGTCTATATGGGTGGTGGAGATATTACTGTTGACCTCGGCCTTAAGCCTACTGTGCCTTCATTACATCCAAAGAATCAGGTAAAGAAGACAGTCACAGGCCATATCATTGAAATTGATGATACACCCGGCAATAGAAGAATGCTTTTCAGGCATACATCTGGTTCTGGTGTACAGATGAATGAAGATGGTAGTGTTATTGTTAGTTCACTTGAAAACACTATTCATATTACAGGCGGCGATCAAAAGGTAATCGTAGAGGGCGATGGTGAGATATCCTATAACGGTAACCTCACATTGAATGTGACAGGCGATTTTGATCTGAAGGTTGGTGGTAACTTTAATGTAGTAACTAGTGGTGACAAGTTTGAAGAAACACGTGGTGCACGTAGAGAAGTTATTGAAAAGAACTTTGAGCAGAAAGCAAAAACAAATCGTTCAGAGTATACGCTTGGCGTCCATACAGAGACTGTACTAAAAGACAGGAATACGATTACAAAAGGTAATCTGAAAGACATTATTGAAGGTGATGTTGAAAGAGTTGGCGGTGGTAAACTTCTAATGACAGCTGAGAATATTATTACATTATCATCACCGAATATTAATATTGGTGCAAAGTCTTTGACTGTGATTGGTGATTCAGGCACGATTGGTGGCGAGAATATTATTGGTTATGATTATAATCACTACACCGGTCATTCGCTAACTGCGACCGACACCATTTCAACTAACACTGCATTTATTACAGAGCAAACTACATGTAAAGAGTTTATTGGTTCACTAACCGGTAATGCTGATAATGCAACTGAAGCCGGCCGTGCAGGTTCAGCACCACTTGGACCAGGAGGATCTGCAGGTACTAAAGTAACTGGTAATGGTGTAAGTGTTGATACAAGAGAAACTCGGTTACCTAACTTGAATCGCATGACTGCATATCTGCATAAGTCAGATTTAGGTGTAAGACAAATTGATATCGATCCTGGCGAGGTAATGAAAAACCAAATTGATCGTAGTGTATTGAATGGCGGAATCGCTACACGTAAATTAAGTACTGCCGAAGTCAGGTCTAAGATGAGAGATCCGATTACATCTTCGAATAAGCAGTTTGTCGGTACTCAAATATCTGAAGGTAAGTTATCCGGAACTTATATTAACGCTATACCTCCTGCAATCGGAAGAACTTCGAAGAAAGGAGAGACTAGTCGTCGCAGCCAGACTCCTATTGGTAACACGTTGAATAGAAGGAGATTCGAATAATGGGTGTTACATATATTGTGGATCAGAACTACAATCCTGAGTTCCAAGAAAAGATCACAGCCCGGACAAAGTTAGCACCTGGCATTACAATGGCTAAGTTTCTGGCAGGATATGGTGATAACGCAAATATGAATCATATCACAAAGGATATTGAAAGGCTGAAGTTGGCCAAACAATATTATTTGCACGGCCAAGTGATGAGAACAATTGCAACAAACAAAACTGAGTTCGAAAATTTTCGTTTAGTGGTAGCCGAAGGATATTATAGAAAAGCGCCAGCCGAAGTCTTACAGGAAGGTAGCATTAACGATAGTCTATCGAAAGGTTATGCTGTTGTTTATGAATTACTAGACTCACATGGATTTAACGCCACAGAAAAAACATATGACCTTGCAGTATTCTGGAAAGATACACTGCAATTTGACAAAATGATTCTTGATTATGACACCTATGATCCAAACGGAAGCCTAAATGCACAGATTATTTTAATCATGCCGAAGATTCAAGATCCTTGGTATGTCAATTATGATAATGAATTGGAAACAAGATTTAATAATTATGTGCAGGCCACAGATGAATTAGTTGAAATTTTAGGTAAACCCGTGGAAACTACTTCCAAAATACATGGATAAATAGCATAAATAGTTTTAAACGAGATTAAAATGGCTAATAGAGCATACGCGGCAGAAGACGGAAATCTAAACACTAAGTCCGTAGCAGTCGCAGTCAAAAAAACTTATAAAGATATCGATCTGTCATTTACACGTCGTCCTGGTGGTGACATATTTAAAAAGACAGATGCCGCCTCTGTTAAACAAGGTGTAAAAAATGTCTTGTTAACACGTGTATTTGAAAAGCCATTTAAGTTAGACTTTGGTACTCGACTTAATGATATCCTTTTTAATCTTGATACAGAGTTTGATGATGATCAAGAAATAAAAGATGAAATCACTAGCGCAATTGCAAAGTTTGAGCCGCGCGCAAGAGTCGTAAACATTAGTACAAAAATAAATGGCGAGCAGCATGAGGCTCGAGCCACAATTACTTTTCAAATTGTAAATACAGCTGAAACATTTGCAATTGAATTAAATCTAGCGAGGCTGAGATAAATGGCAACCACAATTAAATCTGCTGATCTAGACTTTGACACAATCAAAAGTCGTATTAAAGATCATCTGAAAGCGAAATCAGAATTTTCAGATTATAATTTTGAAGCAGCTGGTCTTTCAAATCTTCTCGATGTGTTAGCATACAATACTCATCTGAATGGATTGACTGCCAACTTTGCATTGAATGAATCATTTATTAATACTGCACAACTTCGAAGCTCGGTCGTATCTCATGCAGAAGCTCTTGGTTATGTGCCTCGTTCATTGACTGCGGCAGAAGCAAAGCTGAAACTTTCAGTCTCTATTTCTATTACACCGCGGCCTTCGGTTATTACACTACCTAAGCATACTCAGTTTACATCGACTATCGATGGTGTAAGCTATACGTTTAGAACGTTAGAAAATTTTACAGCTGCAGATAATAGTGGCTTATATGAATTTAAGACAAAAGACGGTAGCGATCTGATTCCTGTATTTGAAGGCACGCTTGAAACAAAAACGTTTATTGTCGGTGAAGAATCAGACGATCAAATATATGTTTTGCCTAATCAGTCTATGGATACAGAAACTCTGACAGTAAAAGTATTTGATAACTCATCGAGCACATCATTTGAAACCTACACTAATTTAAGAGATGCAATTGAAATAACTACTACTTCAAAGCATTATCAAATTAAAGAAGTTCCTAATGGTTCTTTCGAACTTCTATTTGGTGATGGTAGAACTACTGGCACTAAGCCAAGTGCAGGTAACAAAATTGTAGCAGAATATTTAAGCACTAGTGCTGCAACCGGAAATGGTGGCACAGTGTTTGCACCTGTTTCGCAGTTAACTGTCGGTGGTGTCAACTATGATATTGCAGTTACAACCGGAAATGAATCTGCGGGTGGTGCTGCAAAAGAATCAATCTCTTCGATCAGACGTAATGCACCGATTGGATTTGCATCGCAACAAAGATTAGTTACAGCCGAAGACTATAAAGCACAGATCTTAGCGCGCTTTGGAAACTATGTTAATGACGTAGTCGCCTGGGGAGGACACGATAATGTTCCTCCTAAGTATGGATGCGTATATGTATCTTTGAATTACAAAGATAATATTTCTGATGAAACAAAGATTGAAGTAGAAAATGCTATTCAAACTACATTGTCAGAAAATATTTCTGTTATGTCAATTGATACACTGTTTGCAGATTCGATTACTACATTCCTCGAATTAAATACATTCTTTAACCTTGATCCGGATCTGACAAGTAAAACACCATTGGCTGTTGAAAATGATATTGACACTTTAATAACATCCTTTGCTACGAGCAATCTAAAGAACTTCAATAAAGTATTTAGAAGATCAAACCTTTTGACTGAAATTGATGATTTGGATGAAGCAATTCTAAACTCGCGTATGGAAGTTAAATTACAGCAAAGGTTTACTCCATCACCTGGACAATCTCTTTCATATGACATTAATTTTCCTGTAACGATTGCACAGCCGGATGACGAGAACAGAAGAGTTACATCAGGAAGATTTACTTTTAATAACGTAATATGTACTATTCGTAATAAATTAAGTGATACTAAACTTGAGATTGTCGACATTGACCAGAATATTCAACAGGATAATGTTGGATCTTATGATCCTGTAAAAGGAACTGTCAATCTTGTAGGCTTCAATCCAACTTCTGTTGAAGGTGGTACAGTTTTAAAAATCTCAGTTGTTCCTACAAATCAAAGTACAGTTCGTCCACTCAGGAATTATGTACTTGATGTAGATTTAGAGAATTCAACTACGTCTTCTCAAATCGATTTCCAAGAGACAAGAGTTAACTTATAATGGCTCATAAGCTTGATGACAATGGTCGTAGAGATCTTACTTTCTTTCGAAGAAAGATTAAGGAAGTTCTGCCTGAATATTTTAGAGCAGAGTATCCTGATCTAATTACATTCCTCGAAGGCTACTATGACTTTATGCTACAGGAAAATGGTCCTAGTGCTTTTGATTTAGATATTGAACAGCTTTATCGTGTAAGAGATATTCCTGAAACCGAACTGGCAAACCTTAATCGATTGATTAAGGAGCTTGGTGGTAATAATCTCGAGAACGGTGATCTATTCGAAGATCCTCGTTTTACAGCACGTAGGTTTGCAGACTTCTATCGTTCAAAAGGTACACGTAATTCGATTAGAGAATTCTTTAGAGCTTTCTTCCAACAGGAAGTAGAAGTCGAATACGGCAAGAAATCTATGTTCTTTGTCGGAGAATCAAAGATAGGATTTGATTCTCTTAAATTTATTCAGAACTATGAGTTATATCAGGTCTTTGGTTTACTAATTAAAACAGGATTAGGCACAAAAGACTGGGACTTCTTATACAAGAAGTTTGTTCATCCTGCTGGTTTTTACTTTCAAGGACAAGTGGTCAATGAAGGACAAGCAAATTTAAATATTGGCAACATGCCTATCTCCTTGGTTGATTCAAGTATTGGACCTGCAATTGTTGGTGAAGCTTTTGGCACGCTTTCTGTACCATTTACACAAGATGTTGTACTGTTCAATAATCCAAAGGGTGGAAAATCGCTTGCAAGGATCGATGGAAATCTTATTTCTACTTACCAGTCGTTCACTGCCAATTCACTTATCACTAACTATAATACAATTGAAGATCTGTTTACACCTAACCAACCTGGATTTGATGACAGTGCTGCAGACTTTACTGCTACAACATTTACTTTCGATGGATCAATATATACCAGAGAAGACACCGAGGTATTCACGTATCGCATGAGCTCCACCGGAAACACTATGGATCGAACCTCCGAAACTTTTGATGACGATGGTTCAAGAACATAAAAATTCTTTATAAATAAAGTTAATCTATCTGTAAGAGGGTAACATGACTAGACAAAATATTGGAATCGGCTCTGCTGCGAATGATGGCACAGGGGATACGTTAAGAGCAGCCGGCCAAAAAATTAATGAAAACTTTGGTGAACTGTATTTAATGCTGGGTACAGATAGTAATACGCTATCCACTCAAATCAGTTTAACAAGTGGTGCAATTGTTTTCGAAGGAGCCAGTGCTGATGCTCATGAAACGAGCTTAGTAGTAACTGATCCTACTGGAGACAGGACGATTACGCTCCCCAACGCAACAGGGAACGTAGTTCTTGATACGAACACTGTTACCTTAACAAATAAAACGTTGACTAATCCTACGATTGCAACAATGACCGGCGTGACCACGATTAACAACTTAACTGTTCCGAGTGGTACCGATACTCTTGTCGCAAGGACAAGCACTGACACTCTTACAAATAAAACTCTTACAACCCCTACGATTAACTCACCTAGTATTGGTACTTTAATCAATGATGCAAATGGTGCAGAGATCATTAGACTGACTGCCACTGGTTCTGCAGTCAATGATATTACCATTGCAAACGCAGCTGCGAGTGGTCATCCCTCAATCACCGCATCTGGTACAGACACAAATATCAATTTAGATCTTGCAGCCAAAGGAACAGGTGCGGTACGTACAACTTCGAAGTTAGCGTATTCTGCAGAAACCTTAAACACTGCAAGCCCTACAGTTTCTCAGACTGTACCTCTTACAATCTTTGATAGAGGTTCCGCCATTGCGGCTAGCTTGGCTGGTGGTACAGTTGTTGGTGAAACGAAAAAGTTCGTCAATATTAATACGGGTACAGCTACTGTTACTCCTTCTCCTTTTGCGAATGGTACGTCTTTTGCAATTGCGCAAAATGGAGCAGTCGAATGTATTTGGTCAGGATCGACCTGGCATCTCCTAGGATTCGATTCAGCAATCGCTGGACTGATTACAGTTACACCATAAAGAGATAAATCATGACAGCAATTATCACCGACGCACTTAAATCAAAAATGTTAGATGCCGTGCATGACGAGTTCAAAGCCGGATCGATCAAGTATTATATTGGTGTAGGAAGAAGTGAGCAGTGGGATAGTTCTGAAACTGTACCGGCTGCAACAAATTCTCTTCGAACAATTAGAAATGCTAGGCTAAGTTTACAATCGATTAAGTTAGCTCAAGATGCATCCTTTGTTATTCCTCGCCACAACTGGTCAAATGGTACAATATACAGTGCGTACGATGATGCATACTCTGCATATCCTACAAATGCATATTACGTTATGACAGAAGACAATCAGATTTACATTTGTTTGCAAGCAGGTAAAGATGCTGATGGTGCGACGGTTGCTTCAACAGTTAAACCGACTGGAACATCAAGTGTTCCTCTACGTACTAGTGACGGATACGTATGGAAGTTCTTGTATTCATTAAGTGGTGTATCATCTTCTCGATTCCTTTCAGCTAATTTTCTACCAGTAGAAAAAGTCGAAGATTCTGCTAACTCAACTTCTATCAATGCGATTCAAGCGGAGCAGGTTGGAATTCAAAATGCTGCATCTGCTGGCCAAGTGATTGGTATTAGTGTTACCAATGGTGGTGCTGGATATACATCTGCTCCGACAGTTACAATTCAAGGTGATGGATCAGGTGCTGCAGCGACCGCGACAGTATCTGGTGGTACAGTTACTAAAGTTGAACTTGATTCGAGTTCAGACTCTGGTATGACTATGGGTGCTGGATATCACTTTGCTGGTATTACTTTCTCGGGTGGTGGAGCTACCACGACAGCAGAGGCTCGAGCAATTCTAGGACCAGACAGTGGAATTGGTGCAAATGCTGTTAAAGATTTAAGATCAACAGCATTAATGTTTAACACTAAACCGGCTGGCGCAGAAGGCAATGATTGGATTGTCGATCAAGATTTTAGACAGATTGCACTTATCAGACGTCCTACAAAATACGCTGACTCAGACTATCTTGGAACAACTGGTAAAGTGCTGAGGTATTTACATTTAACTTCTACATCTGACGCTGCTAACTTTGTGATCGATCGTACTATTACTGGTGGTGCTAGTTCTGCAAAAGCAATTATTGATCAGGTTGACAGTGATAGAATTTATGCTCACCAAACAGAAGCTACCGGATTTGCTTCTTTCCTAGAAGGTGAAGCAGTTAGTTCTCCTGGCGCAACAGGTACATTAAAAGCAGCTAACTTTGATACAGATACTGATGCATTTACAAATGATGACGTTAACAAGTTTGGTGGCGAGGTTTTCTACGTAGAAAATAGATCGCCGGTAACGAGAGACGCAGCTCAAACTGAAGATATCAAAATCGTTATTAGTCTATAAGGTATGAAGAATGGCAACGACACTTACTAGTAATACTTTTTCAAATACGTATAAAGATGACTTTGCCGATAGTGCGAGTTACCACAGAATTCTTTTCAATAGTGGTAAAGCTCTACAGGCTCGTGAACTTACGCAAATGCAGACAATTCTGCAAGAGCAGGTTAGAAGGTTCGGCGATAACATCTTTAAGGAAGGCTCAGTTGTAAAGCCTGGTAGCGTTGCTCTCAATACAAAATATGAATTCGTCAAATTAAATACATCATCAAATGCTCTTCCTACCGATACTAGCACTTTAGTCGGAACTTCGTTTACTGGTCAAACATCAAACGTCATTGCAAAGGTGATTGAAGTTGTTGATGCAGTGGGTTCTGATCCCGCTACAATCTACGTACAGTATACTAACACTCTTTCGTCAACTGCATCGACTGCAGCGCCTATTCGCTTTGATGCCGGTGAAGATATTAATAATGGTTCTGTTACTTTAACGGTGCAAACTACTAACACTACATCCAATCCTGCAATGGGAACCGGTTCACGGTTTTCGGTAGCGACTGGTATTTACTACACAAAAGGATTCTTTGTCTTTACAGATAATCAATCTAAAATTATCTCAAAGTATAGTGATGCACCAGATGCTGATATTGGTTTTAAGGTTGTAGAAGAAATTTCTTCGGTTGCTGACGATACTTCGTTATATGACAATCAAGGTACTACACCGAACCTTGCATCGCCTGGTGCCGACAGACTAAAAATCAGATTAGTCATTGCTCTGCGTTCTGACATTGCGTCTGATGAAAACTTTATTCATCTTGCTACTATTAAGAATGGTGCAATCTATTCTACCAATGAGCCATTGGATGCTTATGAAGTTCCTAATGAAGTAATCGCTCAAAGAATTTTCGAAAACTCTGGTAACTATATTGTAGAACCTTTTACAGTTAAATTTGATGTAGATAGTGATAATACTAAATTGCAATTACAAGTAAGTGAAGGTGTCGCAGTAGTTGAAGGATTTAGAGCAGCTCGTTATTTTCCTACCACTTTGAGAATTGATAGATCCACAGAAACTGTTACTTTAGAAAATCAACAGAGTGCTGCTGACTTCGGCAATTATGTTATCGTTAATCCAGATAACACTAAAGGATTGCCGAATATCAATGTATTTCAAAAATTAAATTTAAGAGACGCTACTAATCATGGTGGATCTACTATTGGCACAGCTCGTGTAAGAGCAGTCAATGAAGGAACTGGAACTAATTATAATTACCACTTATTTGATATTCAAATGAACTCTGGTAAAGCTTTCAGAAATGTAAAGAGTATTGGTTCCAGCACATCTGATTACTTTAATCCTACTCTGGAAAATGGTAAAGCAGTATTAAAAGAGCCTCTAAATAATCTTATGCTGTTTAGCATTCCTGAAGATAGACCTCAATCGATTAGTGATATCACTATTGATGTTCAAAGAAGAATTACCGGAGTAACTTCAAATGGTGCCGGTGCGGGTACAGTAGCATCATTGTCTGGCGCAGGAGAAACATATATTAATACTGGCGACTGGATTGCTGCAAAAGTAGACAGTGCAATTTCAGATACAATTGTTTTTGCTAGTGATGGAACATTTACTGGAGCGCCGCCTAGCTCAACATTGGAAGTTTTAGCTTACGTAAGAAAAGCTTCTGCAACTGTTCGTCAAAAAACTTTGACTGATGCTACTCGAATTGGTGGTATGGAATCAGATGGTTCTGGTACAAAATTCTTATCATTAAGAAAAGCAGATATCTTTTCACTTACCGAAGTTGTTAATGCAGCAGACAGCGCTGAAGATTACTCAAATAGATTTTACTTAGATAACGGGCAAAGAGACGCATTTTATGATGTTGGCCGATTAGTTTTAAAAGCAGGCAACTCTGCTCCTAGTGGTAACATTTCTGCAAAATTTAAGCACTTCGAGCACGCGACTAGCGGTGACTTCTTTGCTGTTAATTCCTATACTGGACAAGTGGATTATGCTCAAATCCCTAGTCACATTTTGTCAAATGGAGCACGTGTTCCTTTACGCGAAGTAATTGATCTTAGATCTGTAAAAGATTCTGATGGCGAGTTTGCTAATTCTAGCTTAGGTGCTCGAATTCATGAGGTTCCTCAACCTAATGATCTTGTGCAGTTCGATGCTATTCACTTTTTACCAACTGCCGGTAAGCTTGTAATCAATACTGAAGGAAACTTAGTATTTGAAAGAGGAGCTGCTGCGCTTTCACCACAACTTCCAATCAAGCCTGACCAATCTTTAGAATTATATAATATTGGTCTTGGTGCTAATACACTTAATGACTCTGACGTAAAACTTTTAAAGATAGATCATAAAAGATTTACAATGGCAGATATTGGAGAGCTTGAAAGAAGAGTTGACAAATTAGAAGAAGTTACTTCCTTATCTATGCTTGAAATGGATACAAGGAATTTTGATGTCTTAGACTCTGCCGGAAATAATAGAACTAAAGCTGGATTTTTTGTTGATAACTTCTCTACACAAATCTTATCTGCTACAAATAATCCTGAGTATAACGCTTCAATTGATCCGCAGAATCAAGAATTAAGACCTGCACACGGTGAAGATAATATTAAGCTTATATATGACTCAGATGCTTCAACAAATGTTATTAAAAAAGGTGATAACATTTATCTAACTCACAGTCAAGAAACATACATCAATCAAAATCTTGCTAGCCGAGCGATTCGAATCAATCCTTTCTCAGTTGTCGTGCATGAAGGTACAATTCAATTATCACCTTCCTCTGACGAATGGAGAGATGTGGAACGCGCTGCACCTAAAGTAGTTGATGGAGGCACTCGATTAAATACAAGCCAGGCTCTTATGTGGAATAACTGGCAATGGAATTGGGGTGGAACTCCGATTGAAAAGCTCAAAGTCGGATCAACTACTAATACTAGAGATACATCTAATTCTACACAAAATATTACTAACGTCAACAAAGTTGTTGGTGAAGAAACAGTTAGAAAAGTTGTAGCAGATCGTGTTATTGATGTAGCACTAATTCCATTTATGAGATCACGCAAGATCTTCTTTAAAGCTCAAGGGCTAAGACCTAATTCAAAAGTGTTTGCGTTCTTTGATGGAAAATCTGTTGCTAACTTTGTTAGATCAGAAACATTCCAATATCATTCTGACAATCCGACTGATTATGGAAATGTCAATAAAAATATTACTGCACATCCAGAAGGCAGTGGTACTCTTCAAACAGACGCAAACGGTGAAGTTTCTGGTTCGTTCTTTATTCCTAATACTAAATCAATTAAATTTAGAACTGGAACTAGACAGTTTAAACTACTTGATATTAGCGTCGACAAAGAAGATGATGCTCTTGCAGTAGCACGCGCTCCGTATAATGCGACAGGCTATATTGATACATATCAGAAAGAAGTATTATCGACTCGTGTTCTTACTGTTGAAGGCACAAAAACTATTACTAATAAAAGAGCCGCTTATCAAAATAGAAATGATGATGGAGATGAGCCGCGCGGTCGACCACATCTTTATGTTGGAAATGGTAAGTGGAGTAGAGACCCACAAAAGATCGCGCAATATAACTATGGCCCTTATGCAGAAGCGCGGCATGGCCAAGCAATGCTTGATAAAGCAGATCGCAGACATGGCCCTGTCAATAGCCCAGGTCATGTCCATCATTCACATTCAAACGATGGTGGTAACAATGACACAGGATGCTTCTTGGCAGGAACTCTTATCACAATGGCTGATGGCACAAAGAAAGCAGTTGAAACAATCGGTCTTGGCGAAAGACTTGCACTTGGTGGCATGATCTTTGCATGCGGTCAGTTCTTCTGTGATAATCTTTGGGATTATAAAGGAATTAAAGTCGCCGGTTCTCACCTGGTACAAGAAGAAGGAAACTGGGTCAGAGTCGAGGAATCAGTTCATGGTACCTTTATCAGTGACGAAACTGTTGTGGTATATAACTTCGGTACTGAGAATAGAAGAATCCTTATCGATGATATCACGTTTACTGATTACTTCGAAGTAAGTGAGCAGGAAAAACTAGAAATGATTGGTGATGAATATTTTGATAATTGGAGAGATCATGCTAAGTTGGCAGATCTTGCAAACGAAAGGGTAATGAACAGTTGAAATCTAGATTATGGAACTTAGATAATGATTATGATACTTTAGTTAAATGGTGGAAAGATTGGAATTTTGGAAAAGTTCCACTTGAAGTTTTACCACCTTTAGGTATTATGATTGAAAATGATAATGGTCCAATTTGTGCAGCAGGTTTATATGTTGGAACAGGCACGAAGTTTTGTATTATGGAATGGCTAGTTAAAGATAAAAACGCTAGTTTAAAAGATTCGCATAAAGCAATTCAAATGTGCGTTGATCAAGTGATGGAACTTGCTAAAGAAAATGGATGCACATTAATGTATACTGTTACAGCAGATGACGCATTAGAAAAAAGATATACTAGAATGCATGGTATGACTTTAGCTGAAACTGGTGTAAGAACTTATATAAAAGATTTAAACAACACATATGAAGATCTGCTATGGATTCAAGATGATGAACAGTGGAACAAAAGTAGAGGGTTAGATGGCAACAACATCGACAGGGTATAAGCGGAATAAACATCCGATTGCTCAATCATTCTTTGTAGACGAAATTAACGGCATCTATTGCACAAAGGTAGATTTATTTTTTGCTGCAAGAGATACTGCGTTTCCTGTGTCTTTACAAATCAGACCCATGGTGAATGGACAGCCATCATCAGATACCATTCTCCCAGGAACACATATTGTAAAAGCAGGCTCGGCTGTTAACACCTCTACAGATGCAACAACTGCTACTACGTTTGAGTTTCCGGAACCTGTATTCTTAAAAGGTTTAACGGATTTTGCTTTAGTTATTACTGCTGATTCACCTGATTATCAAATTTATGTTGCTCAAACAAACGAATTCTTAATTGGATCTACAGAAAAAAGAGTTGATAGACAACCGGTTCTTGGAAGTCTTTTCTATTCACAGAACGGCGCCACCTTTACTGCAGCACAAAATCAAGATTTAACGTTCAAGCTTCACCAAGCTAAATTTAATAATGGAACAAATGGATTGGTAGCACTAAAGAACGCTTCGCTGCCAAAGCATCTTCTTGCTCCTAATCCTATTTCAGTAGAAGCTACTAGCTCCACTGTCACTGTCAGACATT